AACTGCCGCTTTTTCTGTTGGGTCACTTACCCCGCCGGCAGCAATCCAAACGTCAGAGTCTGGGTCTGTTGATGGAGGAGTACTTACACCCCCTACAAAATGCCCTCTCAAGTCCCTTAAACCGTTAATCTCGCCTATCTTTCTCATTAAGCTGCTATTGCTACCTTAATAACTTTAGTGGAGTCTAATGACCTTCTTTTGGCGTGTATGTTTGCATCAACCCATCCAGTCGGAGTCATTCCGTCAAGTTTATCAAGCGTAAAGCCGTCACCTGTTGGTGTGTCACCGATGTAAATATCTGCACCGTTTTGATTTAGTACTTGTATTACTTTCCACGCTCCAACCGCTCCGATTAATTGGTACGAATCTGTTAATGTTACAATTGTAGTTTCCATTATTTAGCTTTTTTCTTTGTTTCTTTTTTAGTTCCTTTTAACTCAGCTCTTTTTGAGTCAATTAATATTTTTCCGATTTCTTCCGTAACCTCGTATTCTTTGCCTATGTCTAAGGATTGGCGTTTCCCGTTCGGCATTTTTAAAGCTATAATTTTCATAATCTTTATTTGTTTCAAAAGTACAAAATAAAAAGCAAAAAAAAAGCCCCGAATAAATCGAGGCTTTTAATAAAAAATAGTTGCTTAGAATTACGGTGCAGTAAGCGCAGTAATTGAAGCAGCGAAAGCACCTTTTACAAATGCCGTTCTATCGTTATTCTTAACATAAACAACTCCTCTCCATTCTGCAAGAATAGTCTTGTAGTTGTCAATAAAGTTGTTAGCTATCATTCCAACTTCAATTGAGATTCCTTTTCTAGTTCTCATATGAGCCTTAGTAAAATCACCCATTAAGAAACTGTCAGCAGTAACCAAAGTACTTTTGTGAATTGGAATACCATCTAACATTAATTGACCAGCTACAATCGCTAGTTCAGTTGCGTACAAGTTTTGAGTAGCATTTGATTTAGTTAATTGCAAAGTAGTAACGTCACTTGGATTCATCCAAATTGCAGTCGGAGCTTCTTGCTCAGCTAATGCGATTTGATTAACACCAACTCTAAGAACGTCAACGATATTTGGATTAGCCACAGAGGTAGCAAAAGAACCAGCAGCCCAAGCAGTTGCAACGGTATTAACTCCGTTTAAGTTTGGACTTGTTCCGTTTCCACCAAAAGCACCAGCTTCGATAGCCTTAGAAAGCTCACGCATTAACTCACCGTTAACCTCAGAAGCCATAAAAGGAATATCCTCTAACATTTCGTCAGTAATGGTAATGTAAGCAGATTGCTTTTCAACTCTTTGAGAAGCAACAACCATATTGAAATCAATTTGGTTTTTAGCAGCACCCTCAGCAGTTGAACCAGCAGCACCTTCTTTTCCAGATTGGTAAACCCATTCTACTAAGTTGGAAGAAATAGAACCAGCTTGAAGCCCGTCTAAAAATCTAACCTCTCTACTTGGAACAACATTCAAACCAGATATTCTTTCGGCTTGTGGTACGTCACCAGTTACATTTGAAGGAGTAGTTTGGTTTCCCATATCTCCAACGGCTTTGATAGTAAAAGAAAGTTTCTTTTCACCAGCTTTCATTCTGGTTAAAATATCTTTATTTTCTACCAATTGCTCTTCAACACTCTTAAATTCAGATACTGGAGCAGATACAGTCAACTTGTCTAGAGCTTCTTTTATTGCTTTACCCTGAGTTTTGAGAATGTTATTAGTAACGTCTGCATTTTTAACAGCAGCATCATTAATGTCCTTTCTCATTGCTTCTAATTCTTCTTTAGTAGCATTGTCTTTTATTGCGTTGTCAAGTGATTTGATAGTTTCTGAAATATATTCAGTATATAATTCACCTTGTTTGTCAACGCCAACTTCTTTTAAATCGTTAATTCCTTTTTCAACAAGGAACTCTAAAAATGTTTTTTTCATCTTTTTTAGTTTTTGGCTTCCGCCATTATTTGAAATATAGATTTTAATTCTGGCGGCTTATCCTCTATAAGTGTCAAATTTAACGGCTTATTTTCTGCAAGTGCTTTGCGCAAAAGTACGGAATTTTCTTGACCTAGTACATTGTCAAGGTTTTCTAACTCGCTTTTTTGTGCTTCTAGTGTTGGGGTTAATTCATTTGAGCCACGAATAACACAACTAATTTCAATCAGCTTTGCCTCAGTTACCGCCCAAAAATATCCTTTCTCTTCTGCCAGGTCTAAATTAATAACTTCGCTTTTGTATTTTTCCCAAACTGCAAACTCTTCTTTTTCTTCTGAGTCATTTACTGCCAGTTCCATTTTTACATATTGCATTCCAACACTATGTTGAGTAATTTGAGAACCTTTATAATCTGCAAAAATATTAGGGTTTCTTGCCTTTTCAATCCTTGAATCCATTAATAAAGCAGTTGTCTTTCCTATTTTATCAAGCCCAACGTCTATCCAATCAACTGTTTCTTCATATACTTTCAAAGGAGTACCAACCTTTGCATCTAACTGGTGAACGTGGTCGTGTAAGTGTAAGACGTTTTGCCCGTTTTCTTTGATTGACTTGGTGAAAATTCCTTTAATGTGAACGTCATCGTGTGAGTCCATAAATCCGTAAGTGTTCCCAACAATAGTCCTAAATAATTCATCTTCATTATCCTCTTTAAGTGCTGCGCCTTTAGTAGTTATTGTTTTAATAGAAGGTAAATCAACTACATTACACTTTTTTAACTCAGCTTTTTTTAACTTAATAGCTTCTTTTTTGTTTTTAATTAGCTCTTGGATATTCATTTTGTTATGATTTTATTCTCATTAATAGCTTTCAACTTAACGTCTTTCAATTGTTTTATATCGCTTTTGTTTAGTTTCTTTCTTGTAGAATAAACCAACTCAGAAGAGTAAACTAATTCGCTTTTTTTATTTTCCATTGATATTTGTTTGAGTTTTAAAATGTAGCTCCTCTGCTTGTGGGTCATTAATTGGGTCTAGTGATAAAGGGCTTTTTTCTCTTGCCTCGTTTGGGGTCATAATTCCAGCCTCAACATCTTTTCTGTTTTGGTCACGAACCTCTTCGCTACTTGGATGTAATACGTCAATCTCGCCCTTATCCACATACATTATATGTCTTTTACCTGTTGCTTCTGTAAACTCCTTTAAAAGCGTTCTTTCATAGCCTTTAATGTATCGTTCTGCCGTTGGGATTGTTAAGTTAGTAGCCATTTGAGTCTTTGCTTCTTTTACATTGTTGTAAGTGCTTGAAGTATTAACGCCTACCAGTATCGGAGGCATATCAATTAACGCACAAAGCCTTTCAATTATTAAGTTTTGGTTGTCAATCATTTGCATATCACTTGAGGAAGCGTTTAATTGAGTAGCTTTTATTGGTGTTGAGGTTACTACTGACTTATTCATTTTGAATGCTCCGCCCAGTCTTTGCATTAATGACAATTCTAAAGCAGCCTTATCACTACTTTTCAATGACATTGATGGGTCTGAACTATCACCCGAAAGAATCATACTCGCGCCTCGATTTTCAAAGTACCAAGCTAAGGCGGTTTCGATATTAATTGAGCCGTTTAAAAGGTTTTGACCAGCCTGTAAAGGGCTTAACCCGTTCTTGCTTTCTCTACCGTCTAGCGTTGGGTTAGGCATTTTAATATGGAGAACGTCCTCAGGGCTTAAATTATGTACTTGCCCTCTGTCGGTAAATTCATAACCTGTCACGCTTGAAAGTATCTTCCCCATTTCAGAAGTCAAAACGGTTATTGCTTCCGGTGGTAAACTTAGTATTTCGCCATCAATAAAGCCGATTGATTCCCTTTTATGGTAGTTGTAAAATTCACCATTAATAAAATAGTACAGGCTTTGAAGCTCCCAAAGTTCCGAAAGCGTTTGGTCTTTATTAGGGTAAAAAATTAGGTTGTAATAATCACCTTCCGTTATTTCTTCAAACTCTCCTTTGGCGTTTTCAACGGCTAATTTAATCGGTAAAGAGGCAACTCCTTTAGCTGCCGTCTGACTTATTGAATACCAAGCACCCGAAACCAACGCCTGCTCTATTGCTTTTGCATCAGACAAAGAGTTATTATTGCTAGGCTCAGCAAGTGAAAAGAATTGATTTGTAACCGCTGGGCGTATATTTAAACCCCTTAACCAAGTTGAGAAACTCATTTAATTTTATTTTGTACAAAAATAAGGATTTTCAAATAATATTTTACTATAAGCTTTTTCAGTTAAATAGTGCAATTATATCATTTTCTTTAATTCTCTTTTTTGCTATGTTAAAATAGTTTTCATCTTGCTCTATTCCTATTCCGTTTCGGTTAGTGTTTTGAGCTGCGACTAAAGTACTACCTGAACCCATTGTTAAATCAACTACTAAATCCTTTTCATTGCTAAAAGTCTTTATTAAATCTTCTAATAATAATACTGGTTTTTGAGTTGGATGGTGTCCTGTGTAATCCTTTTTGTATTTTAAAATATTGCTTTTGTATTTGTTTCCCTCCCATAGGTTAAAAGTGCTTGTTGGTGTGTTTATCAAGTACTCATTTTTAATATCTACATAAGCTCTAAAACCTTCCATTTTATCAATCCCATACAACTCAACTAAATTATTATATGTTGTTTCACTTGGAAAATTAAACCTTCTTGCGGTGTCACTATTAAACGTATCTAAAACAGCATACTTTTTAAATCCAGCGTT